CGAACATCATTCATAATGAGTTCATACGCCTCTGGCATTGGTTCACTTGCTACGGCAACTCCGCCGAAAACAAATGGTAATAGGATAGCACTAATTTTATTCATCTATATTCTCCTTAAGATGGTTTAGGTAAGATCTACTACTTCGCACGAATCGCCGCTACATGCGTAGGTTTGTGTTCCTGAAGTATTGTCTTCCTTTTCATAGTTTGCTAACTCTTCCCAGTTTACACTCTGGGGTAACTTTTCTAGTTCTCTTATATATGTCTCTTCATCGATGTCCTGATACGGTGCTTGCTTATACACATGATCAGAGAAAGGAAGAAAAGAAATACCAGAGATCTCGTCTAGGTGCTTCCAAACCCACGCACCAACTTCCATCCACTCATGTTCTTTAACTGAGATGGTGACGGATGGTTTGTGTTCACACCAATGTCGCTGATAAATCAACCACAACTCAAGTTGCTCGATTGCAGTCATGTCACTTCTAGTGACACACCCAGCAGGAGACTTGGTTGGGAATGAAAATACAGTTACATTATCAGGTTTCATTACATCCGCTTCGTGTGGGAATCCTTTATCCTTCATAAAAGAACAAAGGGGATCCTTGTTGTCTGCACGAACTGTGCGAATGTAATATTCATTATGTCGAGCATGGATACCAGACGCGGCATCAACAAGTTGTGAAACAGTACCAGAGGGTTTCACACAAGTTGTGGCAGCAGACTGTGGGATGCCAATCTTCTTGGCAAATTCCTTATTGGTATCAACACACACTCGACGCATTTCGTCTAGTCTAAATTCTAGTTTATCAGTGCAACGGGTGATTTCACAGTCCATGATACCCGTCAACGATACCCCGAGAAGTCTTTCCTCCTCGCAGTTGTTCTTCCATGAAGAAGAAAGGTAACGGAAGTTTGTGAGGGTTGACTGCCACGTTCCAAGGATGGTTGCAAGTCTGATCTTTCTCTTTAGAGATTCTACAGTATCATCTTCTCGCACTACAATTTCTGTTAGATTACAGAACTCTGCATCTCGAAGAATGATCTCCGAGCATGGGTTAGTTCCGAAGCGATGATCGGGATCCCGGTGAACATGTCCTTCACCTCGATCTTGTGCAACTTTCTTACATTGATTTTTTGCACTTGAACGATTGAAAATACCACGTTCACCACTCTTGGATTCGTAAAGGGACATCCATTCTTTCATGAACGTACCGATCTCAGTGGGACCACCATTGTAGACGGCAGAGTTATTTGCCAACGCACGTTGCGGTTCCGACATCCACCACTGTCCACTCTTTGCATCACGCATACGATCATCCATGAGAGATGACAATGAGATAAGAGCAGAACGGCGGACTCCGCCAACGACGACGATTTCTGCAATCTTGCAAACAATATCATGACATTCGATGGTCGTGAGTCGCCGTCCTGCTGCTTTCTTAAAAGTATTTACCGTAAAATCAAAAAGATCAACCAATGGTGCTGGACCAGAAGCACGACCACCAAATGTCTTTAGACGTTCTCCAGCAGCACGAACCTTCGATACATCCCACTTGGGAATCTGACCGTTTACGAGAAGAGACACCAATTCCTTATATGCCTTTGACCAACCAACCTTCGAGTCGGCAACGACAATTGTAGTGTCTGTCTCATGGAACTCTTCTGATACCATTGGAAGTTGATCAACCTCTGCACGTTCCACAGAGAAACCAACACCGGTTCCACACATGAGAACATATAAAATTTCATCAAACGCACGAAGTCTGTTAATAGCAACATATGAGCAGTTATATCCTGCAACATTGTCACGCTTCAGTGCTTCTCCTGCGGTCATCAACGCTCTCATGGAGGGCATGATTTCTAGGTTAAGGACTGCCTCTTCTAGTTCTTTTCTCTGCTTAGTAGAAACTTTATAATCATGCTTCGTAGATAGATGGTCTACGAAGAAGTCAAAGTATCTACTTACGGTTTCTTCCCAAGTCTCTCGACGATTCTCTTCTGGTAACCAGCGTGAGTAGCGGGACAAATGGATGAAGTCTTGATATAGTGTTGGTAGTTTTTTCATAACAAATTTCTTTCGAGGATACTTTATGTAGTCAATTCTTTCCATGAGAAATCGAAGAGAGGTGAGATAATTCTTCCGATTGCATCTGCATATTCTCTAATTTCCCACTGTGCGTGTTCGTCAATCCTTTGCTTATAGAATCTTGCATACGCAGCAAGAGATCCCGTCCAGTACCACTCCGTGTACATTCCTTGCGGGAGAATGAATCGTGCTTGTTCTGGTGCTACACCATTGCGGAGTA